GGTTTGACAATGGGAGAAGCAAAAGAATATTTCCATAAAATTCAAAATAGATTTGAAGAACTTGGTTATCTTGTTGTTGCTGATGTATTAGACGCAAGTTACTTTGGTGTTCCACAATCTCGTAGAAGAACTTTCTTTATTGCGGTAAGAGAAGATGTAGCAGAGAAAGTAGGTATTAATTTTATGACAATGTATCAATTGTATCCTGATAAGAATAATTTTAGAACTACATTAGGTGAAGCAATTAATGATATTGTTAATCAAGACCCAGAGGAAATAGAATACTTAAACAAGGCTTTAGGTCCAGATAAAGCAGTAGGTAAGACTTTGGCTAAGATGCCAAAAGACCCCGAGAAAGTTTTAAGTGGTATGGATTACCATGACAAAGGGCATCACTTTAATTTAAAAAGAACTAGTAGAGGTAAACCTTGCCCAACAATAACAGCTATGGGTAATCTTCCAGGTGTTGCTGGTACTTGTCACCCAACAGAAAATAGAAAATTTACTATTAAAGAATTAAAAAGAATTATGTCATTACCTGAAGACTTTAAATTGACAGGAAAACATATAAAACAATCAGAACGTATAGGGCGTATGGTACCACCGTTAATGATGAAGGCACTATCTGAAAGTGTATATAATAAAGTATTAAAACCATATAAGGAGATAACTAATGGCTAAATTTACATTCGCAACATCAAAAGAAGGATTTGATAATCATATTGACAAATCAATTAGAGGATATAGTGACCTATGGAGTGATATACTTTCTCTATCACAATATTTTGTTGAAGATTATACGCAAGTTGTTGATCTAGGTTGTTCTAGTGGTAAACTACTAAAAGGTATGATAGAACAAAATAAAAAACATATACCACATGCACAATATACAGGTATAGAAATTGAAGCTGATTTTTTTGGTGACTATAATGATGATGAAAGCAAATATGAAATGTTAAATTATTTTAGAGGTGATGTAAGAGATTTTGATTTTGAAAATTGTTCACTAGTAACTTCTATATTTACATTACAATTCATGGCTCCAAAAAATAGACAAGAGATAATTCAAAAAGTTTATGATGGATTAAATACAGGTGGTGCTTTTGTCTTTTCAGAAAAGACTCTTAGCTGTAATCCAAGAGTACAAGACATGATGACTTTTTGTTATTATGACTACAAAAGAAAAAATTTTAGTGATAAAGAAATACTAGATAAAGAAGTACAATTACGACATATGATGAAGTTAAATACCAAGACTGAACTCTTTACAATGTGTGAAGATGTTGGATTTGAAGTACATACGTTCTGGCAAAACTATAACTTCTTAGGTTTCATTTGTTTAAAAAAATAGACTTGACAATATAGTAAAAATGTGGTATTATAAGTATTACAAAATAGGAGATAATGAAAATGAGTAACTTTTTAAAAGATATAATTAAAGAAACTGGTAATGAATACGCTGGTTTAGTGAGTGATGGTATTGACAGTGCTGACGTAACAAGTTTTATAGACACAGGTTCATATTCTTTTAACGCATTATTATCCGGTAGTATCTATGGAGGTATGCCAGGGAACAAGATTACTGCTATCGCAGGTGAGGCAGCAACAGGTAAAACATTTTTTGCTTTAGGTATTTGTAAAGCATTTTTAGATAAAGATAAAGAAGCTGGTGTTATCTATTTTGAATCAGAAAGCGCAATCTCAAAAGACATGATTGAAACTAGAGGCATTGATTCGAAAAGAATGGTTGTTGTTCCAGTTTCAACAGTACAAGAATTTAGAAGTCAATCTATAAAAATTTTAGACAAATATATCGAACAACCATTAAAAGAAAGAAAACCTTTACTGTTTGTGTTAGACAGTTTAGGTATGTTATCAACCACAAAAGAAATGGAAGATACTGCTGCTGGTAAAGAAACAAGAGATATGACAAGATCGCAAATTGTCAAATCAACATTTAGAGTATTGACATTGAAACTTGGTAAAGCAAATGTACCAATGATTATGACCAACCATACATATGATGTTATAGGTTCAATGTTCCCTCAAAAAGAAATGGGTGGAGGAAGTGGTTTAAAATATGCTGCTTCATCAATTATCTATCTATCTAAAAGAAAAGAAAAAGATGGTACTGAAATTATTGGTAACATTATACATTGTAAAAATTATAAATCAAGGTTAACAAAAGAAAACGCAAAAATAGATGTAAAACTAACTTACAAAAGAGGCTTAGACAAATACTATGGTCTTATTGAACTTGCTGAAGAAGCTGGTATCTTTAAGAAAGTATCTACAAGATACGAAATGCCAGATGGTGTTAAAGTCTTTGGTAAGAACATCAATGATAATCCTGAAAAATATTTTACAAAAGAGGTATTAGATAAAATAGATGTCCAAGCAAAACGAAAATTTAGTTACGGAACAGAAGAATCAGACGAATAAAAGATATATCTTTGCTCAAAAAGATGGTGAAGACTTTAGTTGTATAAAGTTAGCCGAAGGCAAGTACAAAGATATAATTTATAAGTATGATAAGGTTAAGTTTGCTCCTGAAGCAAATGCTAATGGTGAGATTCCGTTAAAGTTTACCTATGATATTTTTCTAAATCCTAACAAAGTAGAAGTTAAAGATACTGAGTTTAAGAATTATATTGGTGATATATTATTAGAATTAGTTGAAGACCAACTAAAAAATGGAACAATGGTGATTGATGAGTAACGATAGAATTGAAAATACAATATTAACAAGTCTTTTTTATGTAGAAGAATACACTAGAAAAGTTTTACCGTTCATAAAAAGTACGTATTTTAATAAACGTGATGAACAATTATTGTTTAGTGAAATTGATACCTTTGTTCAAAAATATAAAAATCTTCCAACAAAAGAAGCAATACTAATTGAACTTAATAATACAAAAAATATAAATGAAGAAGAATTTAAGAATGTTAAAGATTTAGTAAACTCTATTTCAAAACCAGAAGACGTAGATATTAACTGGTTATTAGATACAACAGAAAAGTTTTGTAAAGATAGAGCAGTACATAACGCAGTACTTGAAGGTATACAAATATTAGATAACAAAGATAAGCTTAGAACACCAGAGGCGATACCAAGTATTCTAGCAGATGCTCTAGCAGTTTCATTTGATAATCACGTTGGTCACGATTATATTGGTGATGCACAAGAAAGATTTGAGTGGTACCACACAAAAGAAAAACGTTACAAATTTGATTTAAGTTATTTCAATCGTATTACAAAAGGCGGTATACCAAGTAAGACTTTAAACATTGCTCTAGCAGGCACAGGTGTAGGTAAATCTTTGTTTATGTGTCATGTTGCTTCAAGTTTCTTAACACAAGGCTTAAACGTTCTCTATATCACACTAGAGATGTCAGAAGAACGGATTGCGGAAAGAATAGATGCAAACTTATTTGATGTTTCTATGGACGATTTACGTACCATGCCAAAAGATTTATATGATAATAAGTTAACTAAATTAGAGGATAAGACAAAAGGTAGACTAATCATTAAAGAATATCCTACTGCAGCTGCTCATAGTGGTCACTTTAAAAGTTTATTAAATGAATTGGCATTAAAGAAATCATTTAAACCTCAAGTTATTTTTATTGACTATCTAAACATTTGTGCTTCAAGCAGATTTAAAGGTGGTAATATATCTTCTTATTTTTATGTTAAAGCAATCGCTGAAGAATTAAGAGGTTTAGCTGTTGAGTTTGATGTGCCAATCTTTAGTGCAACACAAACTACTAGAACTGGGTTTGTAAGTACAGACATTGGATTAGAAGATACTGCAGAATCATTTGGTCTACCAGCAACTGCTGACTTTATGTTTGCTTTAATGACTAATGATGAATTAGATGCATTAGGTCAAATGAAAGTAAAACAATTAAAAAATAGATACAACGACCCGGGTGTTAATAGAGCATTTATATTAGGGGTTGACAAAGCTAAAATGAGATTATATGATGTTGAAAACTCAGCACAAAATATTGTAAATAGCAATCAAACAAAAGAAAAAGAAAACTATCCAAATCCAGATCAGACTTATGAGAAATTTTCAGATTTTAAACTTTAATGAACAAACTACAAAAAGTAAAATTTCATAGGGGTGATAGAAGACCCGGGGATAATAGTGAGGATACTTTGAATTATAAAAGTAAGATGGTAAAATCCAAAGGTGATATTCTATGGCGTGTACTAGAGTACCCAAAAAAGACAGTTGTTGCTGAATATTTTTTTGAAGAAGACGCTAATAAATTTGTTAAATTTCAAAATAAAAATCAAGTATGGAAATTAGAGGGGGGAATACCCAAATTTCTATACATTAAAACCGTAAAATAGATATAATATCCCTTGACATTAACCCCTAAATAGTATATAATATAAATATATACGTTGAATTATATGGAAAATGTGATTATAGTAATGGAAACACAATGAAAGAGAAATGTTTAGTTTTAAGGGATTTATTACAAAAGATAGGAATACTCATTTAGAACACCTAGAAGACGCTATCATAGATAAAGGTTCTGCAGGTGGGCAAAGTGCTATTAATTTTTTAAAGTCAGTAAGAAATATGCTGGCTGGTTCATCAAGTAATAAAGTCAACATGACCGTCAAGTGGGACGGCGCTCCAGCAATCATTTGTGGTACTAATCCTGAAAACGGAAAATTCTTTGTAGGTACTAAATCAGTTTTCAACAAAAATCCAAAAGTCAATTACACAGTAGGTGATATAAGAAAAAATCACTCTGGTGAGTTAGCAGAAAAACTAACAGTTGCATTAAGAGAATTAAGGCGTCTAGGTATCAATGGGGTACTTCAAGGTGACTTTCTATTCACTCCTTCAGATTTAAAAAAAATTAATATAGATGGTGAGAGTATGGTTTCATTTACACCAAATACTATTACTTACGCAGTACCAACTAGTTCAATGCTTGCTAAAAAAATATTAAGAGCAAGAATGGGTATAGTTTTTCATACAAAATATACAGGTAAAACTTTAGATAGTATGACAGCTGGTTTTGGAACTATTAGAGGATCAGCAACAAATGTATTTTTAGCAAGTGCTGGTTACAAAGATGTATCAGGTTCTGCGAAACTAACTACAAGTGAACTTACACAATTTAATGCGAAGTTACGAATGGCAGAAGGATCTCTACTAAAAGCTTCAAAAGTAATAGATGAGATGAGTATAACTTCTTCAGAAGGTCTAGGTGTTGGATATAGATTAAAAACTTTCTTCAATCACTACATCAGAAACACCCAAGGACACATGGCCAAGATAAAAAGTTTAGTAGATATGTTTAGAGATTACTATGTAAATATTCTACAAGCAGAAATAGATAGTAAAAAAACACCTGCGGGTAAA